AAAGTCCGCCCTTTTTTAGTCAGAAAACAAAATAAATTTTATCTCATTTAACTATTGACATTTATTAGCTGGACTTTAGTTAAGCGGATCTGCTACTACGATACCGTTATTCTTGACCGCACCTCTCCAATCCATCACGGAAATTCCAAAATCAAGATAAATATCCCATACAAATCCAAGAGTTCCCGGTGTTTCCATTCGTCTAATGGTTGGAACTTCCTGTCCGTTAAGATAATCAACCTCTATAAAGTCCGTATCATCCTTATGTCCGATTAGGAACCAAGGCATCGTCTTTCCATAGCCTCCACACAATACATTGATAGTTGGCTCTTCCACAATTTCAATAAAGCTTGCATATCTAAACAATGGGTTTACTGCCTGCGTATTGCCGGATGTGTTAATTGTAGGGCTGTTGAATATTGTAAATATCTCAAATCCCATTCCTGAAGGTACGACAAGAGTCGCAGGTCTTACTATGATTGCTTCTCCAAATTCATCTGTCTGACTTTGGAGAGCTATTATCATCTTCTGCATAGCCTCACGAGTAATGCCTGTTCCGGGTGCAAGAAGGTTTTTATGTGCTGCAGAAAATAATGCAGTTCCATCATAGATTGCAGAATTCTCAAACAGAATAGTGTACACTTTCTTGTTTATTGTCTTCCTTGCACTTGCTGCATACTTCGCCGGAATCCTTGTTACAAGATCAATATCATCATTTATGAATGCTTGTCTTGTAAGTGTAAACTGACGACCATAGGTTCTTATCTTTCTTGTCGGACGCTTTTCATCTTTGAAAGTATCGTGCTTGATTTCACCTCCCTCCGGAACTTCAAGGAATTCACCTGCCGGTCCTGCAAGATAATTGTTATCAGCAGTTTTAAAATCTTTAAGACTACCCTTCTTTGTCCAACGGTCGAAAGTAACGGCTACGGTTTTGTGTCCTTCCACATATGACTTGTTTATGGCATTATCAAGAATTGAAGGAAATGCTGCAGTCGGATTATAAAACTGTCTTTGAAGCATTCCATAAAGTTCCTCTGAACTTCTTCTGTTTAGCCCGGTTTCACCTTCATTTTCAAGACATTCTATAGCCAAGTCCCTTAAAGACATCCCCATCATTTGTCTTGAACCATCTGCCGGGTTTTCAAGCTCCATTCCGCTTCTCATAATCAATGCATCCGTTGCTGCTTCTCTGAACTTGTCTTCTGCTGTGGCAATTACATTAACTCCCCTTGAAGGAACAGGCTTCCCATTGGTTCTCATGTGTTCAATCACCGCTTCTCTTACTGCTTCAAGCGTTACTCCACTTTCTATGTAACTTCTTGCTTCCATGCCGAACTCTTCACAAAGTGTGGTTATTGAACGTATTCTTTCTCTTTCCTGTTCAACCGCTCTTTGTATATTTTCTCCGGTTGCTGGCAGTGTTGTAGGGTCGTTTCCTCCCTGCCCTCTTTCTGCTTCAATCTCCATGCTCAAAGTATCGATATCCCTTTGTAATGTATCAAACTCTGCTTGCTCTTCAACACTGAGATCTCTGCCGGCATTCTTTGCGGCATCTACAATTTCTTGCTGTCGAAGCAGTTTTGCCTGCCTTAGCTTCTTTTTATTCATCAGTCTTCCCTCCTGTAATGATGTTTTTATTTATTTGAAGTTGCCTTTCAAACCAATCTAATGAGCGAATATGCTCTTCCTCATCACTCATATCCCTGTCAACACCTACCGTAGGGTCTGCAGGAACACTTACGATTGATATTTCGAACGGTGTCCATTTCCTTGCAATGCTTGCCGGTCCCATAAACTTTCCGTCTGCTGATTGCTTGTTAGGCAATACCTCTTCCCATGAATCTATTTGATAGCCTACCGAAACTCCTTTAAGAGTACCGCTTACCACCTTTTGATAAATAAGTTCCGATGTTTCATCTGCATCAAATTCAACTTCTGCCATTCCTCTGTTGTCTTCCACCCATGCTCTTGTAATCTTTCCGATTACCATATCTCTGTTGTGGTTGAAAAGAAGACAACCTATCTCTTGAATTCTTTTAAGATCCAAAGCCCCTTCCGAATGGTCAAGTATTTCCGTACCGTACCATCTTTGGTATGGTTCTTCAGATGAAAAGGAGAGGATGAACTTTCGTTCATTTCCCTCTCCTTCCAAACTTCGAATACTATTTATCATCTGTTCCCTTGTTTGTGTCTTCCTCTGTTTCTTCTCCTTCATCTTCCTCTCCGGCTGTTCCCTCGCCCTGTACTGAAGAGTCGGCAACAACTCCTTCCGCATTTTCATCATCCATTTCCTCTTCTTCCTCATATATTTCATTTTTGGGTCTGTCAAAAATAACACCTCCCATATCTATTCCGAGTTCCTTTGCATAATTCAAAACTTCCGCAATCTCTTCTATCTGCTCCTTCCAGTCCCTTCCTTGTTCAGCTGCTATCTGCTTGAATGTCTTTTGTCCTGTAGCAAGAGCTATTCTGTTTGCATTCGCTTCCTTTTGTGGATCTATCCACTTCTTGGGTGCGACAATCCACGTATGATCAAGGTACATATCCTTTTTATCCCAAAAGTCTTTTACTTTGATGCTCCCAGTAAGCCATAAAGAAATGACAAAAGTTTCATAGATTTCGTCCATTACTTCCATAAGCAATTCTTTTTCTTCTGCATAGGTCATATCATCTTCTATGATACTTTGTCTTGTGGATGAGTAGGTACTTTGAGACATATCCCTGCTTGTTGCTTCATAGCTTACACCTTGTCCTGCACCCACAAGCCTTTGTTGCAGTTTTATGTAACTGGCTGCATCTGTTGCCTGTCCTGCAGGATTTACTACCTGTATCTCATCTCCGGCATTAAGTTCTTTAATCATTCCGGGTGTTATGGACTTTCCTTGATAATCCTGTCTTTCTCCTGCCGCTCCTCCGATACCTCGTCCTATACTTCCTATACCTGTTGTAGGTATGGTCTTTTTTATAAATACTGAAAGACAGGCAGCAATTCGTTCTTTAACCGATACTGCTACCATGAATTCATTTGCATCTCGTATTCTTGTTATGGTCGGACTCATGTCACTTATTTCTCTGACCTGTGATGGTCGATGTTTCGTATACATGAATATGACATCCTTGGCATCTATATACACCGGAGTCGTAAGAGCCAAGCTGTCCACAGGATACTGCCTTATCCAGTATCCGACAGGTTTGTTGTATTCATTCATCTCGATACCACCAACCACCTTGTTTCCTTGAACCTTTGGTGTCATCTGAGAGTTATCCAGTTCGTCAACCTCAAATGTCTGAAGCTTAAACGGCAGGAACCCGTCACTTGTATACCTCTTTACTATCAGAATTCCCCCGTCTATTTTCTTTCGTTTCATGCACATTCGCATCATCTGAGTAAATGATTGAGTCCCTGTCACATCACAGTTTTGTTTTTTGCACCACTTTTTCCATGCAGCTTCTATGGTGTCATTTAATTTGTCATTTCCTGTCTTGGTCTGAAGAGTATATCCTCCACCTATGACATTTCTCTTGTATGCCCCTATTACTGAATTCATCATGTCTGAGTTTCGCTCAAGATCTCTTGCTCTTGCCCTGACATTATCTCTGCTATACTTATCAGTATACTCCGCAGATTGATTCATTACCCTCCAGTTTGCATTGCCCCTTGAGTAATCTCCGGCATCATAGTTTCTTATTTCTTCCAAGTTTTGCCGCCATGCTTCTCTTCTCGCTCCCCATTCGGGAGAGAAAAAACTTATAATATTATCTAACCAATTCACATCTCCTCCTTTTAACGATCGCTGAATACTGCAACGAATGTATCATCCAACAGACTGCTTGCACCCTTTGCCACTATTTGTGCCGTCAGATCATTTCTCATTTTGTACAGCAGGTTAAGATCTGCTCTTGTCATCTGTCTTGTTCCGATCTTATATGACTGCCCTCCTACCAAAACAGCATATATGGCATTATTAACTTCTGTAATCATTTCTTCCGCCGTATAATTTGTATCCATTTTCTCTCCTTTTATTGACTTTATACTTAATGTTTCCTATGCTTTATATAAATCTTATCCATATCAGAAAGGAAAACTTTTTATGGCTCTACAGAAATATGAGATAAACTTTTCAAAACTAACCGAAACGGAAAAATCAGCACTCACAAGCCTTTTAAATACAATAGCTTTTAACGGTATGACTTGGACATCTGATTTTAAGTCTGCTTGTTTTTTCATAGATGAAGATTTTGATACAAGTCGGATTTGCATTCCTGATTGCTGCAAGCTTCGGACTCTTTCTCATCAGGAGTGAAAAAACGGTAATCAGTATTAAGGGTTTTTGCATCATAAAATAATTCCATGCGGAAACTCTTTTTACTTTCCATAAGTTTCCACAATTCACTGCAGGCTGTCATTAATAAAACCACAACCTTCTCAAAACCTTCCGTCTTTATAAAGCCCTTACTTTCAATGCTGTACCCCCCCCCCTAAATTTTCAGTTTCCTTTATTTCAGAACTTGAGCCATCTTTTCTTCTATCCATCACACTCTCCTTATGTCCAATTTTCATTTTGATTGATCCAGTTTTCTTCTGGTGTATACTGACTATTATTATCTTGCTTAACTTGAACCGTTTCCTCATTAATACTGTTAAGGTGTATTGTTCTTACTCCCATGATATCTGCCGCACATATGGCATAAACCTCACAATCAAGATAGTGATTTGCGGCATGAGATGTTTTCGGTTTCCACTCCTGTTTTATTTGTCCCTTTCCGTTTTTAACATTGACCTTATGCTCAGCCGTTACCTGCTGTGCATACTCCATATCACATCCGGAATATACCATCCAAGAACCTTGACCGTTCTCCTTCCGCATACGACCTGCAATCATGTCCTTGTATTTTCCTGTATCCACAAGTACAAGATTCATTCCGAATGCCTTACTGTCAACTTTATTTACTTTTGACAGTCTGTAATGTGTAAGCATTGTATTTGATGAACCTTTGCTCGGCAGTGCCCACTCGGAATTATTTGCACAAAAATCGTATACCGTATCCGTATCATTTCCTGAGTCTACAAGTGCCAGTGACACTACCAGTGGAGTACTGTCCGGCATTAAATAAGCCAGGTTCATTATTCTTTCTATTTCAGTAAACGAGTGTGCTTGTCCGTGAGCAATGTTTTGACTTGTGAAGTAATCACCCCAAGCTCTTATACTCCAATAAAAACAGTTCTCCTGGACGTCCACACCGGCTGTAAGTATTTTTGCCCATTCAGGTACGATAAATTCTTCATACTCCGTTTGTCTTTCAAGCACCAATTCGGCACTTGTTTTTAACTTTGTATTCTCCCATGGTTCTGCAAGCCAGCTGTTCGTAAAGTTTTGCAAGCGTTCAGGATCATCTTTGCTGTCCAAGAACTCCTTTGCAATCTCAGAAAACCTCACAAACGGAGAATATAGTGTGTTCATCCAAAAGGCTACCTTTCTTGCAAATTTAGTGTTTTCTTTCACGACTCTCCACTCGCCTAGCCTTAACATTTCGGGTTTGTCCTTATCAGTAAGTATACAGCCGCATTCTTGACAAATATATGTTGCAAACTCAGCACGATCTGCGTAGCTCATGCCTTCCTTGTCTGGAAAACGTATCTGTTTCCACTTAAGTTCAATATACTCTGAGCAATGAGGGCAAGGTACAAAGTAGTGTTTTTCAATATCTGCATTCTCTTTTGCCTTCCAAATATGTCCGTCTTTTAGCGTTGGAGTGCTTGTTATAAAGATTTTTTTGTTATGAAAAGTTTTTGTTCTTTCCCTTGCGAGTGATATCGGATCAGCTTCCTTTTTTGATGCTCCCGGATATTTGTCCACCTCATCCAAAAATAAAAACCTTATTGCTTTGCTGGCAAGACTTGAAGGTGAGTTTGAACCTGCCAATGTCAGATACATTCCGTCAAACTGAAGTTCAAGCTTTGAAGAGTCGTTTTCAAAAAATTTTTCTTTTATTCCTCCGGAAGCTTTTATCATAGGTTTAAGCCTGTTTTCAGATATTGACTCTGCTAATTTATCGGTAGGGTATACAATCATAGTAGGAGCAGGATCTTGTTGGATAATATATCCAACCATATTCTGCAGACACTCTGTTCCACCTACTTGGGTAGGCTTTACATACACTATTTCTTCCGTTTCATAGTTATTGAATTCATCCATAATCTCTTTTAAATACGGAGTATATTCCGTTCTCCATGGTCCCGGCATAGCTGATATCCTTGCATCGACTATCCTGTATTTGTCTGCCCACTGTGTAACGGAAATATTTTCAGGTGGTTTCAGATGTTTCAAGGCTTCTTTTTGATATCGTGTAACTTCATATCTACGATACGGATTTCTTGCCACGACCCTTTTTCTCCATTTCTTCTGCCGTACATCCTGCCACCACGAATGACTCCATTAACCTTACTACTTCCGAATTTAACTCCTTTTCAACGGTTCTTAACTCCATCGGCTCACAATATCCTGCAATTCTTCCTGACAGTCTGCTAGGAAGTGACAGTGCGAACTTCTTAAAGGAAATAAAAAATCGGCTATAGTCCATCTTTACTTCTTCAATATCGATGTACTTACCCGATGCTATCTCCGTTTTTAATCTGTGCATTTCACCTTGTGATTCTTTTAATGCAATCTCGGCTTGAAGTTTTTGCTCTCTTAATTCCATTTCTTTTTCCGACTTGCTTTTCCCGTATGCCTTTTCGGAAAGATATTTTATATACCTTTGGATCGTAGGACCCAGTTCATACCTGTTTCCCTCTATTGTTTTTGTGGTTGCTATTATTCCTTCTTGTGTCAGCTGCTGAACTCTTCTGACTGAAACACCAAACAGTGAAGCTATGACTTCCACACGATAAAAGCTCCCTTGTTCCGCTGCCATTATCCGTCACCTCCTGCAGGTATCCTTACTGCACTCTGCCCTGTATACTCCTCCCATCTTTTTACTATGACATCACAGAACTTTTCATCAAGTTCCATTAAGTAAGCATTTCTTCCAAGCTGCTCTGCTGCCATGAGGGTACTTCCACTTCCTCCGAATAAGTCAAGTACATTCCAACCTGATTTACTTGAGTTTGTAATAAACTTACCCATAAGGGCAATCGGCTTCATCGTGGGATGTATGTCATTTCTTGTCGGTTTGTTTTCATATATGACGGATGTCCTGTCTTTATATTTCCTGCGGAGCTCCTCAAGATAAGCTACAAGTTCACTTTTCTTCATTGCTTCAAAGTCAATGTCATCTTCAAGTATTACCGTATCTTGTGTCCTGTCATTTATAAAATAATGTGCTGCTCCCTCTTTCCAACCGTAAAGGCAAGGTTCATGCCTCCACTGGTAATCCTGCCTTCCAAGTACGAAATTATTTTTCTCCCATATGAGACACTGTGCCAGCTTCAGACCTGCATCAAGGAACGCCTGTCTGAAGATATGACCGGTGCTTTCTGCATGAAATACATAAATGGCAGCTCCTGCTCTCATGAATTCATAGGCACTTTGATAAATCTGCAGCATAAACTGATAAAAGCTAGTATTGTCCATGTTGTCATTTTTAATATGGCTTGTATTCCTATGCCCTTTTCCGGGCAAGTAGGTATCGAGCATTTCCGCCTTGTCTCCATAATTGACATTGTATGGCGGATCTGTAACTATCAAATCTGCCATTTCCCCGTTCATAAGCATGGCAACATCTTCCTGTGATGTGGAATCACCGCACATAAGTCTGTGTCTTCCGAGTATCCATACATCACCAAGCCTTGTTACCTGTTCTGATATTTGTTCCAGTGCTTCTTCCTCATCAAACTCATCATCCACAGTTTCAGGCTCAACTGCCAGACTATCCACCAACTCAGTCAGATCCTTTTGTTCAAAGCCCGTGAAGGTAATATCATAGTCTCCGAGATCAAGATCAAGCAACAAATCTTTTAACTTTAATTCATCCCACTCTCCGGTGATTTTATTAAGTGCAATGTTTAATGCTTTTTCTTTTTGCTTGTCTAAGTCAACTACAACGACATCTACTTCCTCGTACCCTAAATCTTTTAGAACAGTAGTTCTTTGATGTCCGCCTATAATCGTTCCGTCTTCATTTATGATGATGGGATCTACATATCCGAACTCTTCTATACTTCTTTTTATTTTTTGGTACTCTGAATCTTCCGGTGCAAGTGTTTTTCTAGGATTATATTCTGCTGCCCTTAACTCAGTCAGCTTCCTTTTTTCTGTTTTCAAGTTTTGTTCCATATATTGTTTTTCCTTGCTTGTATTCTTAATTTCTCCTTAGTAAACTTATATTTATCAGCACTGCCATGCTGAAATACTAAGAAAGGAGAATATTTGCATGAAGCGTTATTTTGTAGACCTTAGTGCCTGCTCTGAAAATGAACGTAAAAGATACGAACAGGTTATCAATAAGGCTTTTTTATGTCAGTGTAACAATCAAAAGCCTTATTATTATGAAGTCATGTGGGATAGCTCTGAAAATATAACGGATTTTATTCCCTCTGAACTTATTCATCGTCAGCAAAATAGTTGAGTTTAACCTGTAATTTAAGAGGATTGTAATCCACTACGATCCTCTTTACTTTGCTTTATATGTGAACTTTTTATTACATACCCCCTGCCTCTCGTAACGAAATGCTAAATTTTGTTTTATTTTTTTAGGGGCAAAACCCGGGCGTTTCCTTGCCCCGCACCGGGGACGTGCTTCTTGTAGTACCTAAATTTTTTTAATTTTAGGGCATTAAAAGAGAGCATAACACAAAGCCATTGTTAATGTCATGCTCTTCTTTTGAGTATATTGAGTGTCAGTGTATGCTTCAGAGCTATCCATTACTTCATCATATCCTGTCCTCCCATGCTACTACTATAGCACATATAGATGTACTTATGTGTACTCTTTTGTACTCTTTTTTATTCTTTTATTTACCTCTTTCTTATACTTTACAGATATGAATTTGCTATATCGTATGCCTTCAACCTTTTTTGTACTTTCCCACCAATTGGAAGATCCATTGCACCATACCTTTGGAATGACTCCATAAACTTATCATCTTGGTAATACTCTTCTGAAAATATTTTAAACTTTTCTTGTTCTTCTCTGGTTGCTTCATGTGGAAACATATAACTCTTTCCCTTATTATCGTTGTATACTCTCATTGCAAAATATGCCACTCTTTCCTTAATTGGCATTCCATGATAATAATATATGTGTGCTTCATTTACACTTGCATATTTTGGTACATAAACCTGTAATTTATATATGTATATTTCTAATAACCATTTTGCTATGCCATTTTGATGAATCGGCTCTTGGTTTTCATATCTTGTTAAAAATATAGTGGCATCTTGAGTTGTTGCATCTGAAGGAAATCTTAATCCTATTCCATTTGCATATCTTTCCTGTGCTAATGTTGGGCTATCAGCTTTTAATTGTTCAACTTCATAAGGTTCTAATAATCCACTCTTTCTCCCTACTTCTTCCTGACTTGCCATATTATCCCATACAAATGTTATGGTCTTTTTTCTGTTTGTATTAGGATTAATTCCTTTAACTTTATACCATGAACAAATTATTTCATTTCCTTCTTTATTACTCATAAGGCTTATATTTGTTGTACTAGTAAGAGTTGTTTTTAGCCTATATAAGCCGTTTTTTATATCAGAAATCCACTTGCTTAAAGCCTTATTAAAACTAGCCGGTGTCTTTATTTCAACAGTCTCCATTGCTGTTTTAATAACAAGACTTCCCAGACCTAAGAATCCATTGCTGCCCTTAAATATTACCTCCTTAATTTCAGAGGTATTTATTATCCCTTCTTTTCCGAGTGTCTTGTATACGACCTTGTCATGGTCTATCTGAATTCTTGTAGGACCTGCTTCCATTGGGTGTCTATAATCATCTTCTATTTCCTTTATACTTTTAGGCTCTGTTATATTTGTAAACCCGAGTTTTGTCTGCCATTCCCTGATACCCTTATTATGATTCATGACAAAGTGAATGATATGTTCCGTACCACTGTCTTTTTCTGTAATTTTCAAACATCCGTATTTTGAAAATCTACCCTCGGTTACTTCAAATCCCTTTATATTACTTACAGGAATTCTACCTGACTTGCCCTTTTCACTATAAATAACTTCATCATCATTTATAGTAAGTTTTGATAAAAACGCACTGTCAAATTTTGAATTCATACTATATACCCCTTTTCTGTTTTTATCACATTTTACTCTTGAGCTTTTAGGCAAGTCAAGCAAAGTATTCACTTATATTCAGTCTCTGCTTAGTATTTTTAGCACATCCTGAAATTCAAGCAGTTTTTCAATCCCAAGGTTATAATATCTGTTACATGGAGTCCTTGTCATTGACATCTCCCTGCATATCTGTCTCCAACTCAAACAATCAACATATCTGTATTCAAGTATAATTCTTTCTGTGGAATCAAGGGGCAAAAAGTCCATAAGTTCCATTACTGCAAGCATTGCAGCTTGAACTTTATCTTGCTGCTTTAGTATTCGCTCTTCAATCTCAATTGTCCGTATAACCCTCTCCTCAATGGAAGAACCGATTTTTACACTTGGACTTTTAGGAGTAAGAGAATATTGCATTCCCTTTGTTCCTGACATTTCTTCTCTGAAGTTTTTGAGTCTTCTTTCAAGCTGAATTCTCTTCATTTTAGCTCTGTAATACTGCCCCAGATATTTTTTCAGTAATTGTCTTTGCTCTTTTGCCTTTTCTTGTTCCTTATTCATTTTCATCTCCAAGGTTACTGCTTCTCCAGTCTATTCTTTGCCCACATACAGAACAATAATTGCAGTTATTATTGTCTTCATATCCTGTTAAACAGTTAGGGCATAACCAGTCAACATGCTTGTACAGAGGTGTTTTAGGTTTCATTGCTTTACACTTTGACAATGCCTCTATAATTAAATCTATAACTAGTTCTTCTGTCATTCCTACCCCTTCTTTCTTCCTTTATAGTTCTTTTCCCAAGATATCTTTTGCCCACACTTTGGACAATAATTGTATGTATAGTATCCAATTTGACGCTTTTCTTTACAACAAGGACAACTCCAAATATCAGATATTTCCTTACGGGAATTAAGATGAAGCCTTGGTTTTTTTGCAATCTGTTTTTTTACTGATTTAATCGCAAATTCAATAAATTCTATTACATTTACCGCTATATCTTCTTTTAATGTTTCAACAGTGTCTGCCATTTCTTCCAGTTCTTCTTGTAAAGTCATTATATTAATACTCCCTTCTTTAATGCACACATTGTACACATACCTTTAGCTCCCTGCTTTTTTACTACTTCGGCAAGTGGCATTTCCCAACACAATGCACCACAACTTGGACACTGTTTTAACTTCCACCCTTCTGCTCCATCAGGAACATTCCTTTTTAATGGCATACAGTATATTCCTCCTACATCATCTGCTTTCCTTGGACTTGATTTTACATGCATCTTTTACCTCCTTAATGGCATGAATCAGTATTTTTTCGACTTCCTTTTCTGAAGTTACGACCTCGGCAACCGCTCCTGCTTTTCTTAATTCATTTATTGTCTGCTTCTGAATTTTACTAGGCACTCCTATAAATGGTCTTTTCACTTCAAAACCGTAATACCTGCCACCCACTATACAAGTTATATCGGGTATTCCTTGCCTTGAGTATGCTCCGGCAGCTTCTTTCCATACAACTGCTTGTGGTATGTTTTTCTTGATCCACTTTATTATCCTTTTTTGGAAGTAGCTTTCTTTTGGCATCTTACCCCTTATGTATTTTTTAGCCTCATTCTTTGTTTTAAGTCTTGGATTACAAGCCATGGTATATCTAATCAAATCATCATAAGTTTTAAATTCTGAATAGTCTTTATGATTTGTATGATTTATTGCCTGTGAGGCTGTAGGATCCGGGTATCCTTCACTATTCTTTCCTACATTCATCGTGATGCCACCTCTTCAATTTTTTCTTTATCCGACATCTTCTTTCTCCTTATATTCTTTATACAATCTCATTATCTCGCTTTTTAGTCCTTGCACTTCACTTAAAAACTTGGTTATGCTGTATTCCTCTGTTAAAGTTTTTCCCAGTATTTTGCTGAATCCTTCCTGCTTCTTTAACTTTAATAACTTACTGACCTTACTTAAAAATAAGTACCCTTTCTCATTATTACTGACAAGCAATCCTTCAAGTAAACTTTCATTCATCAACCTCTCAGCCACCTGCTTTATTTCACTCTTAAGTTTTGAATAAGGCTTTTTATATTTTGTCTTCAAAAGTTCCTTGCCGACTTTTTCCTCGTTATTTTTAAGTTTTTCTATAAGGGTTTTTAGTTCCTCTGCCTCGGTCATGTAACCTCCTTTACCGCACACCTAATTCTTAAAATACCCCTGTTTTTACCCGAAAAAGCTTAGGTGTGCGTTTAGGTGTTCGGTGAGAAACCTCGTGTTTATGGGGCTTAGAGGGTAATTCCGAACACCTGTGACACCTATTTTGAGAATACACATACCATTTTTTTAAAGTTAGGGAAATTTAAACTTATGAATTACTGATTTTCAATTAATGGTATATAAATATATAAATAGGTGTATTAGGTGTATAGTAGGTGTATTAAAGCCCCTATTTCTCGGCATTTCTCACCGTACACCTAACCGAACACCTAACGAACACCTAATATTTTTTTAATTTAGGTGTTCGGTTATTGTTGTAATTTTGCACATATATTTATTATTATTTAATTTAGTTTTGTTCATGTGTGCCAATCTGTAATTTTTTTTGCAACCTTTTCATTTTAAAATATACTGATATGTTTTTATCCTTATACATATCAGTTGAACGGCAACTCTTCAGCTTCTTTTTCTGATACTTTGCTCCACTCTTCTTGCTCTGTAAAATTCATCTGATTTGCTATCTCTTCTTCACTGATTAGCGGATCACTTTCCTTTACCAATTCTCCCATGTGAAACTCAACAAACCTGCATTGTTTGTTATCAAACCACTTTATTACTGAGTTTTTCGTACTTCCGTCCTTTTGTACCGTCACCCCTATAAGTCCTCGGTCTGCGAGGTATTTCATGGTTTTTCTTGATGAGTAGCCTGCCTTTGTCAGTGCCTGCGTAAGCATTGACGGGAATATGTATATATTTTTATTCTGTATCATCCCAAGACAAGTTCCATATGCTTTTTCTCCGAAGCTGTCTTTGTTTGAAAGGATCCAATCCACTATAAATTGAGTGGCATTTTCATTGACATCACCCACATCAGCGTCCATCTGCTCCTTTAAGATGTTTCTTGCCATCTCCTTAGCTCTCTCCCATGACTCTGGAGCTATCTGTAAGGTTTCCGGATTGTCCTTAGCTTCTTTAGTATCAAATTCACCAGCCTCATATCTTTTTAACCACTCCGAGCGTTCAAAGAGCCATGTATCAATGATTGCATCTGTCAGTGCTACCGCCGCAATCCCTGCTATATGCGAACCGCTCTTGCCCTTGCTTAGCTGATAGACAAACTGCATCATTTCATCATATTTTGATGTTATACTTCGCTCATCCGTATGCATCAACATACCTATAAATGCAGGCCCAGCCCACCCACAGTTGATTGCTGATTGCTGGTGCATGAGGGATGCTTCCCTCTCATCGTCAAACGGTCCGCCGTATATCTCAAGCACACGGGTACTGACACCTGTTTGTGATGTCTCCGTTGAAAGCGGCTCCTCTCCTGTAGCAAGTGCGACCGTTCGCCATGTCTGCATAGCCTGTATTCCGCCGTTCTTTGCTCCTCGTATCTTTCCTGTACCGCTGGCAATCATATAAACTATTTTTTCAAGGCTGTTTTGATTGTTTCCTGCAAGCTGCCTCTCATCAATCCCAAGTGGCAAGTCACAATAAAAACTCGCTGTTCTCTCAAGTCCCACCTGTGTGGCATTAAAGTTTACCATCAGTCTTTCAGGGTCTCCCCATGCGGACAGCGCCGCCTTTAGTCCTGCAGTTTTTCCGCCTTTAGAGCCTCCCCAGTTGTATACAAAGAATATTCTCTGTCTAATTATTCTAAGAAGCGGAGCAGTAAAGCCTGCAGCTAAAATAAATCTGAACTTATCTCTCTTCCTGTGTGGTCTCATCATCTCAAGCCAGTCTTTGAATGTACCGTTTTGACAATATGCAGCAGCAAGTGCCCTTTGTGACGGATCTATATCAAGCACTATATCTTTATCATGTCCCGGTATAAATCTCTTCCCTTCCTGCCATCCGAATGTAGATGTAGAGTCAGCCTTTCTTATGATGTCTATGTTCTCCGCCTCAAGTGCGGCCAAAAACTTAACCACCTGCTTTGCATTCTCCGAAGTTACCGTACATCCAAGATCTGCCAGTGCTGTAATTCCTCTTGCCGTGAAGATAGTACTTCTTGGATATATTGCTTTGTGCCAAGCGCCATCCCTCTTAAAGGCTACCTCCATTTTTTCTTCTCCGGTCTCCATACTTCTAAGTCTCTTGGTTAAAATAATCGGTGTTCTGCAAACTGTTACAGGTGTAAATTTCTTCTCATCAATCTTACTTATACCCTTATCTGAATAAATCCACCCTTCAGGCTGCCTTAAATTAACAGGTGCTCCCGGTAAAGCTTCAGGGATTGATTCCTCATCTATATCTATAGCCTGTGCATTGCTGATGGCTGCCCTTATCTTCTCTGCAGCTTCTTCCTTGCCATACTTGATATACACATCTGAAGGGTCCTTGCACCCTAAGTTTTTGCAACTCCACTTGTATACCTGTCCGATAAACTTGCCGTCTCTTAGTGCGGTAGTAACTTTATGAAGGAATGTTTCGCCGCCTTTGTCAGGCTCAACATGGATATATACTTTTAAATCCTGCAGAGTAGTTGCCCACTCTTTTCTCATCATTGAAGCTCCTGGAATACCCAGTGTACTTATCCCCATGTACCACATGCTCTGACTGTCTGATTCGCCTTCAACTAAGACTATATATCCTGCAGTCCGTATCTGTTCCAGCTTCCACTCTCCATACATGCAGATGTCTTTGCCGGCTCCATACTTCCATCTGAACTGTTTATTTGCATACCTTTTACGATAGGTTACTTCTCTTCCTGTTTCATTAAAGTACGGTATGTAAAGATACTGTATTCCGTTTTTATCTTTCCCTGTTTGCACTCTACATTGCTTGATTAGCCATTCTTCAGGAAGGTGTTTTTCGAATGAATATTGAGGCACAGTGTATGTATTCAGAGTCAGTTGCGAAGTCTCATCTTTCTTCACTTTCCCATCTTTGATTTCGTAAGCATCATACTTTTTAAGTATTTCCTTATATGCTTCTTTAGTATCCATTCCATTTATTTCTGCATAGAAAGATGTGAAATTACCTCCTATGTCTTCAGCATGGCACTTCCACCTTCCTGTCTTTAGGTCTACAGAGAATGAGTTGTTCCTATCATCATGAAAAGGGCACAGTCCTGTCAGATTATCTCCGCTTATTTTTGATTTCTTTATGATAGAGCAGTATTCAGTTTTATAATCAACCAGTTGATCTAAGTTGATATCGTCTGCCCTCATATTACCTCTCCATTCTGTTTTTTAGTATTTTTACCGCCTCATCTTTTGTAAAATTAACGAGTTCTCCCTTTAAGTGAAGCTCCTCTGTCATGTACTTAATTTCTTCTTTCATTCCCTCGCTTATGTAATTATCTATTGTTACCACATAAAAGGTCTTACAGTAATTCATTAAGCGTTTTCCGGCTGTCATTCCGTAATATCTTTCTTCTTCAATACTGTCATCAAGGAATCTTGTAAAATACAAGTGTGGTGCTATCGGTATGCCTCCTTCTTTAGCTATAACTGAGCATATATACTTTGCCATTTCTATATTTGTTCTTAGCTGCCTTCTTGTATCGGCTCTATATCTGGAACACACATAAACAATAGGCATAAGCAAAGGATTTTTATTGATTGACTCTCCACGCACACATTGTCCTGCATATGTCCATGGAGACAGTTCATTTTCTTTACATAGTGTTTCATATATTGGAGTGTGCCCGATTAAATCTGCCACCTCTACAAGTTGTATTATCTTCTCGTTCTTGTTTCCGCATTTACCTTCAAAATATGCTCCAAAATTATTATTAAAGTATGTTAGAGTTTCTTGGGTTACTGGCTTTTCAAGCTCTAGATATTTTTTCCCATTACGGTTATTTGAATTTTCATATAATGTCATTTCTTTATCCTCGGTTTCTTCTTAATTAAACGGCAACCCTTCATCATCTACATTATCAGGTATACTCATCCACCCGTCCTCATCTATTTTAGGTTTACTTTCTGCAGGCTTTGAACTATTACTGTTTGATGATGCAGATTTACTTTCGGCAAATTCAACAGACTCTGCGACCACATCAGTTGTATAAACTGTTTGACCTTCTTTATTTGTATATTTGCTTGTCTGGATTCGTCCTTCAATTACTATCTTCATTCCCTGCCTGAAATATTTTTCAATGAATTCTGCAGTTTTTCCCCAAGCGATTACTCGGGGAAAGTCTGCATCTTGCTGTCCTTCCTGCTTATACTTTCTATCTACCGCTATACTAAAATTCGCACAGCATCTATCATTTGGTGTGTACCTTATTTCAGGATCACGCACAAATCTTCCTATAAGTATTACTTTATTCACTCTTTTCCTCCTTTTGCTCCTCTACTGCTTTGAATTGATCCATCTCGCTTAAAGCCTGTTTTAAGAACTCAAGGTCTTTATTATTCTTATGATTTCCTCCGAACTTATCCTTATACCACTTCATCATATCTTTATTCTTTGAACCACCAAGTTCTGTTGCCTTTTCTGTGATTTCATCCTGTATCTTTTTTACCTCTTCTGCCCTCTGTGCTGGTGATTTCACGGGGTCTCCATCGTTTGCCCAGTCATAGAGTGCTTCACCGGACTTTTCATCCAGAACCTGAATTTTGCCCTCAAAAATATGCGTATTGTCTTTTACAGCCTCTGCAAGGTGAGTATCCTGATCAATCATCCAAGTGACCATGTACTCATACTCAATATCCTTATCCTGTTGTGCTCCAACTCCTACTTTTCTTGGAGCCATCTTGCCACGGCTGTTTGCTTCTAATACATATTCATCCTTGCCCCTTGCTGTCACTATGATATGTGCCGGTGCAAGTAGAATTTTCTCAATAATCTTCTTATTCTCTTTTTTATACTTTCCCCATGCCTGGAATGTATTATCTCCTTTTGTCTGAAGTTGAACTTGATCCTGCACCCAGTTCCACAGATGCGTCATGGAATCTATAATAATGACTTTATATCCTGCGTCTAAAAATGCATCTATAGCAGCAATGTAATAATCCGGACTGTATTCTTCTAAGCTTATAAGGTCGTAGTCGAATTCATTTGCATAGAGCTTATCTCTCATGCCTTCAGTTCCGATATAGCCAATCTTTGTACCTTCACCCACTCTGCCGGCAATACCTGTTGCCAGCCTAAGTGCTGAATAAGACTTGCCACTTCCTGAAGGACCACTTACTAAAACCTTGACGCAAATTTGTTCTTTTTTTGCTTTAGTAATCGTAAAATTGATTTTTGCCATGGTTCTATTCCTCCACTTCTTCGAAATCTTCAGATTCTCTAAACCTGTCTTCTGCCTCTTTTATAGCCTCTTCAATAGGAGTCAGTATTCTTTCTTTATCGTATAAATCTGCCAATATTCTTTGACATTGCGCAGCAAGTTTCACCGCTTCCACGCTGACATCCAGTGCTGAGTTATAAAGAGAGCTGATACAGTTAAGGGCATTCTGCTCTGTAGCAGGCAAAAGCTTTAGAAAGTCGTCCATATCTGTTTTCACACTCTTCATCGCTTTCTGAATGCTAACATAGCCCTCGGCGGATATGCCATAACCCTCATGCCTGTTTCTGACTTCACTTAGCTCTGCTTGTTCCTTTAACTGTTCAAGTGTAATTTTTGAAGCCTCCTGCATGTTCTCTTTTAAATCATCATTCCACTCAAGCGTTCTCACACCTTCCACCATTATTCCTCCTGTGCTTTCTGTGCTTTCTTTGCTCTGCTTAGTGCCTTTGTATTTGCTTTATGTTTTGATACCTTCAGTTGTGAGTATACACTTAGGCATTCTGCAAGATCTCCCGGCAACTTTCCTATTTCTTCCACAAGATTATTCATCGCAGAGTTTAATGTTCTTGTGTCTACTCTTTCCACAATGAGTTCTCCAAAGCCTTCTTCACGAAGTACCTCAAAAAAATCCAAGCCCTTTTCCATAAGCTTATCTTCTCCGATTTTGGAATATATGGTCTTTTCCTGCAGGCTATATTTGAATCCGTCAACTGTAGTATCAGGCTTCTCTTCGTCAACCATCTGCTGTGCAATTTCCTGCTCCAGAGCATCTAAAGCTTTATTATTTTCCTTTGTCTGATTCGCCAGTTCGTCTTTCTTATCAAGTAGCTCTTTGTACTCTCTTACCTTGTCATCAAGTGTCATTACTGTTTCCATATATTTGCTCCTTTTTTGATTTATAATTCATTTCACCACTGATTCCAACTATTGCGCTCAGTCCTTGCGAAAAGCTCCAGCTTCTTTGCCTGTTTTCCACCCCTGCCTTGCTGCCACGGTGGATCCGTGTAGAGTATGTCATATTTTTCCTCTGTCTTGAAAATATCAATCTTCATCATCCCACTCCTTTCCCCAGTCGAGTGCCTGTCCGCAGTGATAACAATAACCGGCAATTCCTGTTCCTGCAAAATTATCTTCACAGTTTGGACATCGGTATATGTCTGTGTACCTATATCCATCTGCCTTGGTCTTTTTCGGATACTTTGGGATCTGCTTTTCCAATGCATCTATTGTTGTTTCCAGAATACAGATATTCTTTTTTCCTACATTACTTTTACTAAATCCAGTATTTGAAATTACATTTATTCTTTTCTTACACTCTGTTATATGCGCTTGGATCATCCGTATATCCATTTAGAAATAATTCCTCCATTCATCTACAATTGTCTTTGCCAAGTATTTTTTCTTAACCAGTGTCTTTAAAATAGTTTCATCGACTGTTCCTTCTGTTATCAAGTGTATGTAAGTGCAAGTATTCTTTTGTCCTATACGATGTATTCTCGCAAGGCTCTGAGAGTACGCTGCATAGTTAAAATTAACCGAATAGTACACACACGTATCTGCGGCTGTGAGTGTGATCCCCAGACCTGCAGTATCTATCTGTGCAAGGAATACCATTGTTTCAGGGTTTGTTTGGAAGTCCTTGACGATATCGCCCCTGTCATCCAGTTTCACATCTCCATAGATTTCTCCGTAGCGGATTTTCTTCTTTTTCAGCATCTGTCCGATTAGGTCTATCTCCGGTCTAAACCTTGCAAAGATTACAAGCTTTTTTCCTGCATCAATCACATAATCATCTATGATTTCCTCAAGAGCATTTAGCTTTCCTTTGCTGACAAGCTCAGGCTTTTCCTTGCCGTCTGCCACTAAAAAGCCACCGGTGAACTGTTGAAGTCTTAACAGCTTGGTCAATACCGTTGTTACTGTTATTTGTCCGCCGCCTTCAAGTTCTGCAAAACTCTCCCTTTTTATTCTGTCATATATAGTCTTTTCCTTTGCAGTCATTACTATTCTTCTTTCAAGGAATGTCTGCTCCGGCAAATCCAGTGCTTCTTCTTTTGTTACTCTGTATGCGATTGAGTATTCTTTTTGTATCAGTCTGTCAAGATCTCTGTAACCTACTATCTGATGTCTGTTAAAGCCACCCATAATCGCATAACGGTTTCTGAACTGATAGAAGTTAGTTCCAAAAACTGACGGATCTAAGAATCTATACTGACTATACAAATCAATTGCATTGTTTTGTACCGGTGTACCTGACAGAATAAGCTTATATCGTGCCTGATCTCCCAACTTATGGATTGCTTTTGACTGCTCTGCATCATGAGTCTTAATCCTTTGACTCTCATCGCAGATGATCATGTCCGCATTCCATGTATAGAGTGCTTCGAATATATCCTCTCTCCAGGTGCTTTCGTAGTTAATAACGGCAACCTTGAGTGCCTTGAACGGGAAATTCTCAAGGTCTGACAAGGCTTTAAGCCTCTTATTCTTGTCACCAAGCAGTACTTTAACGACTGACTTAAAGTCTGCATAATCCTCAAATTCCTTGGGCCATACTGAGCATACCGATGTCGGTGCAATAATAAGCACTTTTTCTATGTTGCCCAGCTTATAAGCAGTCCCAATCGTTGCTATAGCGGTGAGTGTTTTTCCACAGCCCATTTCAAATAGAAACCCGAAACCTTTACTTTTCACAACCATCTATACTCCTTTTATGACTTCGTACAATGGAACACCCATGTAAGCATCCATGCTTTGGCTCATATATACTACTTTTTTCAGTCGCTTTTCATCAGGACCGTACTTTGGACTAAATCCGAATAGATTTACATATCTATCCAAGTCTTCTTTTTCTTCATACATGCACCTTGTCACTTCAATAAGTGCCCTGCAATCATCTATCGCCCTATGGCTATTTTTAACTTTATTAATCAGGTGATACTGTACTATTGCTGACTCTAATCTGTGCGGATATTGCCTGCGATCTTTGTATACTGTTAAGGTATCAAGATAGTCGCAATCATTAAATACCTGCATCCAGCTTTTTCTATGCTCCACATTTCTATGAATTGCGTATGCTATAAATTTAAGGTCAAACTGGGCGTTATGTGCTATTAAAAGCGTTCTGTCATTACCCTGTATCATGTCTATAAATTTATTTAATACTTCTAACTCATCTTTTCCTTGAGCTGAAAGTATATCACCTGAAATTCCAGTTAATTCTGTTATTTTTTGTGGTAACTCTTGTACTCTGAAAAGCTTTATAAATTCATCCATCTCCTGCTGTCTACCACTTTTATCAATACTTATAGCTGACAGCTCTATTATTTGATCTAGTTTTTCAGGATTAAAGCCTGTTGTTTCTGTGTCAAAAAATATAATTTGATTGTATTTTTCAAATATTTTCTCAAACATTTCCTTTTCCTTCTCCTACTTTTTTTCATCATTGGAGTTAAGAGAGTATTCTGTATTACCATCTCTTAAATCACAGAACTTTGTCTCATAGTGGATTTCTTTACCCTTATCTATCACCGCTAATAGATGAAGCAATTGGGTCCCATCCGGAACATTTATTTTTATTTGTTTCATATTTCCCCTTTGTAGTTCATTTGCAATTCCTTGCATCACAAATTCAGCACACGGCAAAGCTATTCCATTTCCCCACATTTTATATTTTGCTGAATCGCTTTCAGGATTGCTCAACCATTTTTTTATTTGATTTTCTGTTTTGTCTTTTCTTGCTATTCCAAGTGTTTCTGCATGTCCTTTGAATACACTTTTCCAATAAATTATTTCATCCTCTGTTGGATTGATAATTGACAAGTTATCCGCCCAGCCATCCGGAAA